AACGCAAATCAACTGTCATAAGGAGAAAAATGAAACTTAGGCCTTACCAAGAAGAGGCGGCTGACTTCCTATATGAGCGTGACCGCGCGATGATCTTGGCGCCCGTGGGCGCAGGCAAGACCGCGATCACCTTGACGGCCATGCAGGCGATGATGCGCGAGCCTATATTTGCTAACGGTCGATGGTTAGTGGTGGCGCCAAAACGCGTGTGTACCGACGTGTGGCCGGTGGAGATGCCCAAATGGACTACGGGTCTTAGCTGCACCGTGGCTATTGGTACGTCTGCGCAACGGATTAAGGCTTTTGACGCACCTGCAAAAACCGGCGCTAATGTTGTCGTTATTAATTACGACAATTTGCAATGGTTATCTGATTCACTATTAAGCAATGGCAAAACATTAGGTATGTTTGGCTTTAAAGGCGTTGTGCTAGACGAGCTGACTAAAATGAAAAACCCGTCTGGCAAACGGTTTAAAGCGTTTGAAAAAATTATTATTGACGTGCCGATTCGCTGGGGTCTGACCGGATCATTTACGTCTAACGGCCTTGAGGACGTCTTCGGGCAGTGCAAGATCGTCGATGAGAAGCTTTTAGGCCGCGCCAAGGGTGCCTTCTTGCAGCAATACTTTGTATGTATGAACCGCGACTTCGGCGAGTGGATGCCCCGCCCCAACGCGTTGCAGCAGGTGATGACGCGCATCAAACCAGCGACGTACGTACTGGAACCCGGCGAGTACCGCGACAAGCTGCCGCCCTGCCACGTCGTCGAGCTGCGTTGCCAACTGGATGACCGCGGGCCATACGAGAAGATGAAACGCGACTTTGCGGTACAGTTTCCGACTGCCGAAGTGCTGGCCGCCAACGCGGCAGCTGTTACGTCTAAGCTGCAGCAGATGGCCTCCGGCTTTGTATACGACAGTCAGCGGGTGGCGACCGCCGTGCCTGGGCAGTTTGCGGCAACCAAGCAGTCGATCTGGTTTAGCAGTCACAAGTTTGAGCGATTGGATGAGTTACTCGAGGAGAACCAACATGCCAATACGATCTTGGTTTACCAGTTTCAGGAAGAGCTGGCGGAAATTAAGCGTCGCTATCCGAAGGCGCAAACGCTTGATGATGAGAAAGCGATTGAACGCTGGAATGCGGGTCAGATTGAACTCTTGGCCGTTCACCCGAAAAGCGCAGGACACGGGCTCAACCTCCAGCACGGCGGATGCCATTTGGTCTTCATCTCGCTCCCGTGGAGTCTCGAGCTGTACGAGCAGACCATCGGACGTCTGCATCGTTCCGGGCAACTGCGCGACGTATGGGTGTATGCACTTCTGGCCGAAAAAACGGTCGACGAGAAAATCTACGCAGCATTACATGACAAACGAGCAATCTCAGACATCGCAATGGAGGCGCTGAAATGAAAACACCGAAAGACATTGATGTTTTACGGAAAGCCGATTGGTTTTCTGACACCCCCGAAATGGTTGAAATATTAAAAAACGCAGATCATTTTGAAGCTGCACGACACTTGCACAAAATGCATGTTTATCACAAGGCATTAATTGCCGAAATTAGAAAATTGCGTCGTCAATTGAAAGGAGCCCAATGAAAGCTGCAGAAACCCACGCCGAGCGTTTGCTTGAGCGTGCCCGAGACGAATACGACACCGAGGCGGCAGCGTTGCTGCGTAAGCTCGGGCGGGTGTATAGCGTCGCTTACGAGATGGTCTGGGCGAGGACGCATGAACAGAGCAAGGCAGCGTACGTCGAGATGATCGACTTAATCAAAGGCAAAGCCGACTAGGAGACGACCATGCCACTACTTACCGCTGCTGTACTTGCTGCTGCTGGACACTCGGTTAGTGCCAACAACTATCTAAGCTACACCAACGACATTAGCGTCCAGACCGTGCTGACGCAAGACCGCCCCGACTGGTGCCGAGGGCGCAAGCTGATGTTTGACCTAGACGGCCTGCAGCGTGCCTACTACGGCTGTTGGATGGACTTGCAAGGGTTTGCGCATATCACCATGACCGACGGCGGTCAGCGCATCATGCCGCTCACACAATTTTCTAAACTGACGGGAGACACCAAATGACTGACTTTAGCAAATATGAAACACAGCGTGAGATTTTGATTGACTACCTGCATGTGATGATCGCCCGCTGCGACTGGCACGGCGTGGCAGATGTCGCGATGGACTTGCGCGAACTGGAGGCCGAACACCGTGAAAAGAATTGACCATTGGAAAGCAAAGCTCAAGGCCGCGCAGGTCGAGGAGCGCCAGATTACCCGGCAGTACAACCAGATGGCGCGCGCATTTGCCCGCGCTTGTGACAAAGTAGAAGAACTTGAGAAGAAGGTTGAGTATGAAAAAGCTAAGCTGGCGCGCGCTGAATGATCAGTTGCCCGCGCTGTCCGAAGACCAGGTGTTTGCCATGCTGACGCATGAGCTCAACAACGAGAAGCGCAGCTCGATCCTGCAGCGGCTGCACCAGCGCTACTGCGCGTTGCGTGACGCCCGTGAGCGGGTTGAGATATTGAACCAGGCGGTCAGACCATGAAATGTATGACCTGTGGCGAGCGCACCTACGTCGTCAACGTCATCCGTATGGCCGGTGGCCTGCGGCGCCAGCGCAAGTGCAAGTCGTGCGGGATAGGCGCGTACAGCGCCGAGGTGTGGCTGCGGGCAACGGCCAATGGCACCGAACCTGTTTATACTAAAGAAGAGGCAGCGTTAATAAAAAAGAAAGCTGTTGACGCTCGCCGCGCAAATGAAGATAGGAGAAAGAAAGATGCTTCGTGATGGTTACTTTATCAAGGAAGAGCCCCCCAAAATCGGCGCGCATTACACGCCGCAGTTCTACCAAAAGCCGGCGACGCCTGAAGAGCGGTTTGTGCAGGACGTGATGTTGGGTATCATGCCGTATAAAGAATCGCCGCTCACCAAGTTCTTGGGGAGGCTGCTACGGATATGAAAGACATTGTTGTGGTGTACTACGCGGCCATCGCGGCGGCCACGTTCGCCTTTTTGGCGGTCGGCTTGCCCGAGCCTAAAGGGCCGACGCCTAGCGAATGCTCGACCAAGGACACTGTTATCTGGCAGACGACGCGAGATCGCGTCATCTGTCAGCAGCTGCGTCGTCGTCCGATTTAAGCGATCTTGGCGCCGGTCTGCAGCTGCGCCAATGTCAACCCGCCGGTGTATTGAAAGTGCGCCATCTCGCGAAAGCGCTTCCAATCACCGGCCCATTCAAGCCCTGCTTCTTTACCTAGTCTGCCGACGGTCTGCCAGACGGGGTCTTTGGCATCCCATACGGGCTTGCCATTGCGGATTGGAACCACATCCACAGCACACCGGTAATTATGAAAAGACTGACCAGCGCGTGCATTGGTGACGATCTTCCCTGGTTTGGTACGCCCTTGCGCGTAGAGTGCTTCCTGACTGGCGTTGTCACGGTAGGTGCTGGTGACCAGCAAGTCGATGCCCTGCGCCTTGGCGTTACTTAGAAAACAACCGACCCGCCGCCGTACTTCGGGCAGCAGATCGTCCAGACTGCGGCTGTTGATCATCCCTTGGTGACCATGCCGACGATACCGGCCAGCGCAAGGCCAACGGTCACAATATGATCCGCCATCGCAGGCGCAATCGGCACACCGATAGCGGTCAAAAACAGCAACACGCCACGCCAGGTGGATGGCTCTCTAGCACGGTCTAAGATATAGCTTTTCATAACGCCTCCTGTAGTTACTTGTCCTGCTTGTGGTCAAGTTTGTCGAAGATCTTACCCAGCATGTCGCGTATCTCACGCAAGTCTTCCTTGTAGTGCTCGCGGCTGACATACGTGTGGGGCATGGCACGTACATCGACATCCAGCCGGTCAATCGACTTGTGGATATTGTTCAGCACCCAGCCTCCGAAAAAACCCGCGATTGCCACCGCGATATTGAATAGAACTTGTGTGTCCATGACATAAAGTTATCGGTTTAGATTGTTTTGGTTTTGCGTAGCTAACGCATTTGTTACTTGTACACCACCCAGCGTAAGCGGGCTGCGCCCAGCTTCAAACGCCGCGCGGCCTGCTTTCTTAAATGGCTCGGCAAGTTTTTCGCCTTTGGCTTGGCGCTCTAAGGCTTTTTCCATTGCCGCTGCCGCAAGTTTAGGGTCAAGCATTTCGGTTGCCAACTCCAACGCAAGCTTTTTGTCAATCTTACCTTGTAGCTTGGTTACGATTGTGTTGGCGACCGATGCAACTCGGCTCATTAAGTTAGGCAATCGCGCTGCTTCGGTGGCAGGGAACACCTCGCCTGCCTTGCCGCCTTCGCGGGCTTGCTTGGTAAACTCAGCTTCACGCGCCAAATCCTTGCGGATGCCCTCAACGACTTTAACTTGATCAGGGGCTAATATCTGGTCTAAATTCTTAAAACGGCTTTCGCCTGTCGAGCGTTTGATAGTGGTAGGCGCTTCTTTAACGGCAGTAGAAAATACGCCAGCGCGTTCGCCTACCGACGTTTCAATGGCAGGTTTTAATTTGCCTTCCAAATACTGCCCAACTTGCATGACGTTAATTGGCTTGCTGGCCTCTGCAAAGGTTTCTTGCGCTGCGCGATATCCCGGCACCGCATCAGTTAACAGCTCACGGACGTCACGCAGTTTACCTTTAATAAACTTGGTGTCTTCTTTTGCAAGCCGTGTTTTGATGCCGTCGATAACCGACACAATTTCACCAGCATCTGTCCGCAACGCGCCTGTCTTTGCATCGGCGATTAGATCTTTGCGAATCTGACGCATCTCGCGCACCAATTCGCGGTTGCCTGGATTCTTGGCGATCAAATCGTCCAACACGGGGATAACACCGCTGACATCCGCCACGCCTTGCTTAGCTGCTGTGTACAGCGGTGTGCTTACGCCGGAACGCGCACGCTCAGCCGCCGCCAATGCGGCTTCGTCTTGTGCAATAGTGCCCAGCGCTTTGCCGCGTGCAGCTACATTTGCGGCTTCGCGTTCCATGTATTCGCGGGGTTTGAGCTGAGACACCTGTTGTTGCAAGGCTGCATAACGCG